TCTTTTGCAAGCCTAACGGGGTTTCTGGTTTCGTATTTTTTAATCAAATTGTATACAATAGATTTAATTTGATTATGATTCATACATCCATATCCTTTCTTCACTTATTTTTCTGTTCAAGATATATAAGTGACATTTCATACTGGGCTAATATCGCATCAAGAGATTCATCGTCAAGTTTTTCCCCATCGTAGTAGATAGGGTGTCTAGTCCTGTTTTTTAGTAAATCTCTCATTCTCTCCAGTTCATCTTTGATGTCTATTACATGGTTATCTTTTTCTTTTTTATCCTCCTCCTTTCCAGTCATAAGGTAATCAACTGTTACACCGAAAAAATCGGCAATCTTCTGTAACTTTTTGATGCCCGGTTTACTCCTACCAACTTTCCAATCAGAAAAAGTTGACTTAGAAACGCTAGCTTCTCTTGCTACATCAGAATCTTTCAGACCTCTTTCGTCACGCAGTTTTTGATAAATTTCGTACATAGAGCACCGCCTTTTTAAAAAAGTTCCAAAATCCGTACAAAAACTATTGACAAGTTCTAGAATCCGAATTATAATATAACCATAAGTTCGGAAAAAAGAACAGCCATTGGTAAGTTCTTGTTATGATTTTTCTTTACATTTCATATTATAACTGATTTCCGAACTAAAATCAATAGAAACGTTCGGAAAGGAGTAAATATGTATAAAAAATATTGTGCGTTAAGGGACAAAAGGAATCTGACAGATTACAGAGTGTCAGAAGATACAGGAATTGTAAGGTCTACGTTTACGGATTGGAAAACAGGAAGAAGTAAACCGGGCATCAAAAAGTTAAAGGCATTAGCTGATTACTTTGGGGTAACAGTAGATTATTTCTTAGAGGAGAGTGAGTAGTGAAGAAAAAGAAAATGAGAAAGCTATCAAGGACAGCATGAACAACACAGGAAAGAAGCTTAGAAGATAGCAGAAAAGAGGGTGTATATGAATTTTGATGATTTGTTCTATTACCTAAATTACGGCAGAACGAGAAAACAAAAAAAGAGAGACTTAATGTTTTTAAGAACTCTCTTCTTCATACAGCTTATTACTGTGATTATTGCAGTGATAGTAATTGCTATTTGTATATGGATACTATTAGCGAAATAAGAGCAATGATAACAGAAATAACAGACAAAACAGTGTTGAAAATCACAATACCTTTTGTCCAGAACCATTCTTTACGAATTGCTTTGATAAGCTGTTTATCATTTTCTAAAAATTTTAAAATTTCATCTTGAACCTTTTGATTTTTGGAATAGTCAGAAGTAAAAAGAGAAGAGAAGCACAAAAGAAATAAAAATGCCCCATGCGGTAATGGAACTACCACACAGGGCGAATGTAACCACTAACCATAGCTTAGCGGTAAGGAGATTATAACACAATTTTTTTAACACCGCAAGAAAGAGGTGCGGAATGGAAGATAAAACAAAGCAGTGGAAAGACTTAGAAGAATACTTTGCAACAGAGGTAATTGAGCAAAGTAAACGGACAGCAAAAAGATGGTTTGCAATCTGGTTAATTACATTCATTGCATTGGTAGCGACAAATACAGTGTGGATATATGTGTTCAACTCATATGAATACGTTCAGCAGGACGGAAACGGAGTTAACAACTATCACACCGATATTGATGGAGACTTAAAGAATGGGACAAAGAATTAAAGCCAAGAAGAACGGAAAATACAAGAAAGTAGCGTTCAGACAGGCAGGAATGAAGAAAAGAGGATACTACCGCAGGAAGAAGCGGAGAAAGTGAGGTAAACATGGAGTACCCGAAACCAGTTATGAAGATGGGAGAGCTTGTGAAAATGGGGTTCCCAAGGTCGTTTCTGGATGAAGCTTATCGGGAACGTGGACAAGACTTTGCACAAAAAGGTGCTAAGAAAAATTCTCCAATCTTCTTTGACACTGAGTTGTTTGAGAAATGGAGAGCAAGGAAACAAAGAGAAGAAAACAGAGCATTGAGAGGAGAAATGATATGAGAACAGGGACAGCAATTATGGTTTTAGGACTTGCTTTAACAGGTCTAGGAATCACACCGTTTGTATTCATGGCAGTCTGTACAATCGCAGGTCTGGCAGAAATCGAAATGGAGCGTAAAGGATGGAAATAAAAAAAGCACCCAGACGTGCAGGTCTAAAGTGCTTAACAAAAAATGCATAACAACAGTATAGCAGGAAAAGGAGAATGTGACAATGATTATTACAAAAAAAGAGTTTAAGGATGCGGTTAAAAATATTATCGTTGATGGAATCAACAACACACGACAAGAGAATGTAACAGAGGAAAAAAACGCAGAAGCTGACAAAAAGGTAGCAACAGTGTTGACAGACTACTATGAAAAAGTAATTAGAAACATCTTTTGCGGAGATTGTTGGACGTACAGTAAAGATGAATTAGCTACTGTTTCGGGTTCGGTTTTAAATGATAGATTTTCTAACAACTCAGAACCACTGGTATTTATGGAAAATGTGATGTGCATGGCAACCACTAGATTACTGATTAACATGTTAGAAGAAAAAATGCAGGAAGAAGAGCCACAGGAAAAGGAATTTGACGTAGAAGAGATTCTTAAAGAAGCAAAGGAGTGTGAGTAGTCATGATTGTGACAGGATATGCAAACGAATATGGGACAGTAATCCCAGAAGAAGATGCAATAGAATATATCTGGAAGCAAGCAAGAAACAATGAAGAAGATAAAACATGGCTACTAGAGTATATGTGGGACGTGTTTACAGGAAATCCAAAATTCAAAAAGGAATTAGAGGAACTAAAAGAAGCTCGTTTTGATGATGTATGCAGTGTGAAAGAGTGTGACGAGCAGGGAAACGTCATTCCGTATAACGGAGAATATGAACCAGAGGGGAGATAGATAACATGACAATACATGAAAAGATGATGAAGATTCAGACAACATTGAAAGCACCAAAAAATCTAAGAAACTCATTCGGTGGGTATATGTACCGCAACGCAGAGGGAATCTTAGAAGCTGTGAAACCACTTCTGGAAGAACAGAAGCTTGCGATGTACATAACAGATGATGTAATAGCCGTTGGAGATCGTGTCTATGTAAAAGCAACGGTAAAGGTGCAAGATATAGAAACAGAAGCAAGTGTAGCAACAACAGCACTTGCAAGAGAAGCACTTAATAAAAAAGGAATGGATGATTCTCAGATAACAGGAACGGCATCATCTTATGCACGTAAGTATGCCTTAAATGGAATCTTCTTACTGGATGATACAAAAGATGCTGATACGGACGAAAATCAAAAAGAACGCAAAGCAAGAGCGGACAAGCAGACAGACGATAACAACGCAGAAGCAATCAGAGGTATGAAGATTTCAAAAATCAAACAAGATACACTTTTAAGCTTGTGTGATGAAATGGCATTTGATATTAACAAGATTCTTGCATCTTATCATCATAAAGATATTTCAGAAATTACCGAGGGAGAATATCAGTACATTGTAGCCAACAAAGACAAGGCTAACGTAAGAAAGATTTGGAGCTGATTAGATGGAAACTAAAGCCAAAATTCATGATATATCCATTGATTTTGAAAGCGGTAAGCAGGTTATTTCCCTTGTGTGTGAAAAAGACATACGAGGGGAATATGACCGACTAAAAGACAAAGAATGTCGGCTTAAGGTTGTTCAGTACCGTGAGGGAAGGAGCTTAGATGCCAATGCATACTTTCATGTACTGGTTGGAAAGATTGCAGAAGTAACAGACAACAGCAAGGTATATATAAAGAACAAACTCATAGCAGAGTACGGACAGCATGAGATTATAAATGGTTCTCTTGTATCACTTCCGCTAGATAACGATATAGAAGTGTACGACCTTGAATTTTGCCACCTACAACCGACAGCCAGTACAACTACCAATAAGGTAGGTAAGTTGTTCAGAATCAATCTGGTAATGCGTGGGAGTCATACCTACGACACAAAGGAAATGTCTGAACTAATAAAAGGAACTGTTGCAGAAGCAAAAGAGCTTGGAATTGAGACAGCAACACCGCAGGAGATAAAAGAAATGGAAGAAAGGTGGAGAGTAAAACTTGAAAAAGCTAACTAGTGTATTTACAGAAAATATGGACTGTTGCATTTACACAGGTTCTTACATAGTGGAAAGACATCATATTTTCGGTGGTTCTAATAGGAAGAAAAGTGAAAAATATGGATTTGTCGTACCACTAAGACCAGACTTTCATCCGAACGGTGTACATTTTAACAGAAAAAATGGAGATATAGATACAAAGCTTAAGACGATGGCTCAAACATATTATGAAGAGAATATCGGTAGCAGGGAAGAGTTTAGAAAGGAGTTTGGCAAGTCATGGCTGTAACATACACAATCCAAGGAAGACTTGATGGACTTAACACTTTTATTTATGCAAACAGGACCAATCCCTACAAAGGTGCCAGATGCAAAAAAACAATCAAAAAATTTGCAAGGCATACATACCACAATGGCTAAAGAAAAAGCAAATAAAATTTCCAGTGATTCTGGAAATTAAGTGGTATGAAAAGAATAAAAGACGTGATCCAGACAATGTCTTTTCGGCTATTAAGTACATATTAGATAGCTTGGTAGAAGTAGGAGTGTTCCCAAACGATGGTCAGAAACAGGTAGAGGGTATCGTTAACTGGATAAAGGTCGATGCAAAGAATCCAAGAATCGAGATAACAATCTACGAAGACGGAGACAAATATTAAGCAGGAGGGCAATGATGCAAATAAACATAAATACAGACTGGGAATGGTATGAAAACACAAATGTATTTAGATTGTTTTATCATTGCCTACTACATACAAATTTAGAGGACAAGCGGTACTGCGGAAAAGAGATAAAGGCAGGACAATTTGTTTCAAGTCGTGCAAGAATATCCGCAGAAACAGGGCTAACAGTAGACCAAGTCAGAACTGCTCTTAAGAAGCTAAAGGACACAGGGTACATATCCACAAAAAGCACAAATAAATACACGATATACACAGTAAATGGGTATCAAACCTACATAGATTGTGGACAAGTTGTAAAAGTAACTACCGAGGAAAACACGGCAGTTGAAAATGGAACAAAAATGGAACAACCAGTGGAACGAAAAATGGAACAACCAGAAGAAGATGCAAAGGAAACTTGCGAGAAGTCAAAGGAAACTTGTGAAAAGTCGAACAAAAAAGCAATCAATGAATGTTTTGAAAGACTCTGGAAACAGTACCCGAATAAACGTGGTAAAGGACAGGTATCCGACACAAAGAAAAAGACTCTGTATGAGATAGGAGAAGAAAAAATAGAAAGAGCTTTGAAAAGGTATCTGGATGATTTATCTAAGGACAGTAGTTGGAGAAAACCACAGAACGGTTCGACATTCTTTAACAGCGGTTACGTGGACTACCTTGACGAGAACTACGAGAAACCACCAGAACCGAAGCCACAGCGGAATCCTGCAAGTGTCTTAGAGTGTGAGAGAGACTATGACTTTGATAATTTAGAGATGCAGTTACTACATAAGCAATTAGAGTAAGGAAAAAGGAGTGATGAAAAAATGTATCAAATGAGTTTTTTTAGTAATGAGATAGCTTTAAGAAGTTCTTCCATTACTAAGCAGACCAGAAGAGAATCACATCAAAAGGTTAATAAAGAAGCAATGCATATATTGATTTTAGAACAACTAGAATACGGAGCAATGACAGCACGAGAGATCGCAACGGTGTTATATAAGCACAAAAAAGTATTAGAACCGACAAGACAGCAGGTACAACCACGGCTAACGGAGTTAGTGCAGGACGGACGTATTGAGGTATGCGGTAAACGTCATGACAGTTTGACAGGCAGGAATGTAGCAATCTACAGAAAGGTGGTGGAAGAAGATGGGGTATAAGAAATTCACAACAGAATTTAAAAGAAAAGTTGTTGCGGAAAGTAACGCAAGACATGAGGTAAAGAGCGTTGCGAAAGAATACGGTATTGATTCATCCACCCTCTTTAAATGGAAAAAACAGAACTTAGATGAAAACAAAGAAGAAAACGCCCCATATTCTCGTGAATACATAAAAATGGTAGTAAAGACAAGACTGACAAAAAACAATACGTCAAAATCTTGCTCACAAATGTTTAAGATTCCAGAGTATTTGATTACATTTTGGACAGAAAAATTTGGGAATGAAGTAAGAAAAGAAATTGAAGCAGAAAAGCAACGTAACAAAAGGAAACCTAGAGGTATTCATGTTACATCCAGTGCAGTTTATTGGAAATAAAAACTAAATAATACTTTTCTGGTTTGATTCTCTGCCTAAGTAACTGCAAATAATGTTTTTTGTATTTTCAGATTCTTCCATTTTTCATTTTTTATTAGGCAGAGACTCAAGCCAGAAAAGGCTTGTTGCACAGCAGGATTTTTATATACCACACGAACAATTAAATAAGAATCCTCGCAACGCATAAGCAACAAAACTCTTTAATTATTTGTTGTATAAGTCATGATTTCCCCTGCTATTAACGGCAGGGGAGAGAATGGACAGTAAAGGAGTAAAAATGCAAATTTATAATATAGAAACGAAAGCAATTATAAGCGGAGAAGAAATAAAAGAATTAGATGATTGTTTTATTTTGTCAAATGTTGATGAGGGAAACGATACACATACAACTATTAGATGTTTGAAACCAACATGGAACAAAGTAATTTGTAAAGAAACGTGTTTACAGCGTATTACAAGTCAGCTAAATCAACTTACACAAAACACGGTTTTAGGAGTTGATGAGTTAAGCAATAATACAGATACACTCATGATGAGAATAACATTGAAAAATGTTAAAAACAAAAGTCTATTGATATATAACAAACAAAATAAAACAACATACATTGATTGTTGGTTTATCAGTAGTAGATTTTTAGATCAAGCAATAGAAGATTATTTAACAAATAAGGAGGATTAAATATGGGAATTAAAAATCTAACAGAAGCAGAAGAAAAAGAGTTTTACAGACTTGTTGAGAAGATGAATGGAAAAGAACCAGACAAGAAACAGGATGCAAAGGTAAAGAAACCACAGTATGGGGATACGGTTTATTACATTAATTATATTGGAAGAATCAGAAAAAGGACATGGATTAATGATGAAGACGATCTTGATATGTGGGAATTAGGAAACATCTTTTTCACAGAGGAGTCAGCAGAGTTTGCAAGAGAGAAAAGAAAAGTAGAAGTTGAGTTGCAGAGATACGCAGAGGAACACAATGGTCCGATACGCAGTGATAGTTTTTACCTTTTATATAACAATGAAGATGATGGAAAACTTGATTATGATGTGTGGAGCGTTTGTAAACCACAGGGAGGGGTGCAGTTTGCATCAAAACAACTTGTATTTGATGCAATCGAACAAATAGGAAAATACAGAATCCTTAAATACATCTTTGGGGTAGAAAGTGAGGGAGAATAAATGGATTTAGAAGAAGCCATCGAGCGTGCAAAATATATAGCGACAAAGAAACATAGCGAAGCTATGATACACCGTGTTAACTCAAACAATGAAAAATACGATGAATGTGTTGAATGGGCGACAGAGCATTATCAACTTGCAGAGTGGTTGGAAGAACTTAAAGAGTTGAGAAAATACAAGAAAAAGATGAAAACACAGTTTCTCGATGATATTGAGAATCCATTGGAACCAATTAAGTTAAGTAGTGCGTTGGAATCAGAGATATTCAAGTATGAGTATAGGGCAGAACATGATCCACAAAAGATTAGTCCTTTAGATTATACAATCATATATGCATTAAAACATTGTTTGGAAGAGCAACTGAAAGAGGTGGAATAAGATGAACATTGGAAAAGCGTTTGCAGTATTTCAACAAATAGAGTCTAAAAAATATACAAAAGATGAAAAGTACGAAGCGATACATGATGTAATAAATGCTGCGACAATAAACAGTATCACAAAAAAGCAGGTGTTAAATGTAGTGTCATGGTTGTTCAATAAGCAACAAAAATATAGATGGCACGACTTAAGAGATAATCCGAATGACCTGCCAGAAGATAATAAACAAGTTTTAGTTTCTGTAAAAGATGGGTGCATTCACAGAACATGGCATGACTCTCACGGATGGAGAAACCGTAACAGTAAAATTAGATATTATAGCGATAAAAGTGTTTTGGCATGGCGAGAGATTGAAGAATTTGAAAGCGAGGAAGAAAATGAAGATTAATGCAAAACAACCAAGTATTAAAACATACACATTAAGTCACTTCAAAATTGGAGAGGTGTGTATGGGTGTGAGAGATGAACATTATTATCTTGTAGTTAAATCAGAAAAAGAAAAGAAACAGCTTGTTGATTTGACAGAAAACGAGATTATAAGAGATGCAGGATACATGAGATTTATACCGGCGACAGCAGAACTTAATATCAAGGATGTGGGGTAAAAGAAAAATGCCAGTAGCAAGATGTAAATGTTGCAATAGCTTGTTATTCAATGAAGATGTTGGAAGAGAGTATATACAAATAAATTCCGACATGAAAATACAAAGCAAATTCATTTGTCTTAAATGTGAAATGGAGTTAAGAAAAGAAGATTTCTTTGAGCCATACAGAAGCATGATGAAGTAAAGGAGAAAAGCAATGAAAATAGTTGATATCAACACATTAAAAGGTTCAGACAGGCACGGCAGTTGTGTAGAGTGTGAAAAAGATTTTACAGAAGATAAAGGAATGAAAAGAATCGTTTTCGGCACAGATCAGAAGCGTACAATCTTCTTGTGTGACAAATGCTACCACGATTTTTTGCAAGAAATGATCAGGAGAGAATTAAAGGGAATGAGGGTTGAGATATGCAGAAAATAACAAAATGCCCATACTGTGGAAGTGATCTTGGAATGTTTGCAAAGTTTAAAGCAAATGGAACTGACATATATAGCTTTGATGGAAAAATGGAAAGCAGTGAAGTCATGGATTACTTTAGTTATAACAAAACAATGAGATGTATGGACTGCAGCAAACGTATTATGAGCTACGAAGAATTTAAACGTGATTATTATGTTGAAGATTAGAAACATGATGAAGTAAAGGAGAAAAAACAATGAAAATATATTCACATCGTTCAGACAAAGATGTAGATCATCTTAGATTTGATATGAAAATGGGTGGCGTAGTTTTAAGTTTTAGAAGAAGCGGAGAAGAACAAACAATGAATCCGCAAAACATGGCTCGTATAATTTTTGATGATACATGCGAAATAGACACCTTCATTATGGCATTGACTAAACTAAAGAAAATTGCAGCGGATCACTACGGGGATTGGATGGCTAGTAACGCGATAGGAGAATACTTATGACAATTAATGAAATAATAACTCAGAGATTTCAATACAACTTATATGAACGTATTAAAGAGTCAAACATTCCTATTGAACAATTAGACGTAAGTTTCAAAGGAGAAAAGGCATTTATAAGAGATAAAATAGCAGGACGTATCGTTGGAGAAGTTGATGTGAAGATTACTATGGAACGATATGAACCTAAAAAAATGACAAGAAGTGAAGTGGAAAAAGCTATAGTTGCTTACTGCGACCCTGTTGGCACACCATGCAAAGAATGCAAATGTTATAAAAAATGTGTAAAAAGGATGCCGTTTGAATGGTTAAGTAACGAGGGGCTACAAGAATACTATGAATTTTTGTATGGAATCAAAGTGGAGGTAAAGGAATGACAATAGCGGAGCAGGTAGCACACGACTTTTTAGAAAGCATAGAAAAGATGATTACGGCAAATAAATTAGATGTTGGAGTATTAGATACGAAAATTTCTTATCAATCTTGCGAAGAAGCAATGATGAGTGTGACTGATACAAAAACAGGTTCTATTATTGCAACAATGAGATTGAATGTAAATACAAACAAATTAAAAAGAGAAATGCAGGAAAAAGAATTAGAAAACTATTGTCGTAAAAGAATCTGCCCTATTTGCATTTTTAAAGGGCAACAACCGTGCATAACGAGAAAAATTAGTTATGGAACAGCTACTTGTAAAGAGGTAGAGGAAAGCTATAGAAAGATGGTGGAGAATAAAAAATGACAAGAGAAGATATAATCACTAATTTAAGATATTGGTGTAACAATATTGATAAACCATGTGAAGAATGCAAAATACATGATATATGTGTCGTTCGTGATCACGTGCAGACATTTAATTCTATGGACGATAAAAAGTTACAAGAATATTATAAATTGATGTATGGAAGTGAAGTGAAAGTAGAGAAAATGGAACCGGTAAAAGTTTTAGAGCAGATAACAAAAATAACTTATCCAGAAAAAATGAAAGACGTGTTACCAATGAGAGAATTTGTAAAAAACTTTTTGCAAAAAGGATACAAAGTTGAAATACTAACACACCTAGCTAGTGATGATTTAGATGTGGTTGTTTATAAAGAAGTGGAGATGAAAGAATGATACTAAAAATCTTACTTGTTATCATCGGCATTATCTTAGGACTGGTGGGCAGTGGTTTCTGCCAGTCCGCTAAAGCAAGAGATACGATCACAATGACGTTAGAAGATTATGAACACATGGGAGAAATATTACACAGTCTGCCGATAAGAGAACGGCACAAAAGCCTTAAAGGAAAAGACGTGGCGTTATACAGATGTCCTAAATGCAAAAGCTATGTAGCGGAATGGACAGAAGTTTGTGAATGTGGGAATCAGTTAGACTGGGGAGAAAGTGAGGACTTACATGTTAATAAGAATTAGTGAGACAATGGCTATAAATACACAACAGGTTATTAGAATCTATGTCAAAAAAGTATTTGACGGATACGAAGTTATAGGAGAAACACTAGATCATCTATATACTATTAAAAAATGTACAACAAGAGCAAAAGCAGGAGAGACACTGGAAAAAATACTCAGTCAGTACGACAGAGGACAAAGGGTTATCGAATTATAAAGGAGCGTTATAAATGTTGGTACTTACACAAAGTCAACGAATGGTTATAAATGTTGAGTATGTAGATTGTATGTTTATTAAAAAAGAAATAATAAAGAAGCAGGAAAAATACGGTTTATATTGCGTTATGGCATTCGATCAAGAGAAAGTTGCTATTGCATATTACGAAACAGAGAAAGAAGCAATGGAAGAACTCAAATTGATGTTGAATTGTTGGAAACACAAGCAAGATATATATTTTATCAGACAAGAAAAGGCGGTGTTATAATGGGAAGCAATTTCTTCAACAACAGACAGTTACCTGCACAACAACGTAGGGTTAAGAATCGCAGGGATGCAGATAAATTAATACATAGCAGTTACACAGCATTTCTTTTATTGGGCACGATGGCACTACACGATCAATTTGGATTTGGTGGTGCCAGACTTGGGAAATGGATTGATAAAATGAACGAACTAAAAGAATGTTATGAAAAGGGACTTGTCAGTGTACAGGACCTGCAATCCATGATTAAGAATGAAACAGGAATCGAGATCAAGTTTTAGGAGTGATTATATGAAATGTGCTTGTATGGGATGCACAGAATCAACCGGCAGGAGTTGGGATTGTCACACTAGATGTGATGGTTACAAAGAGTTTCAAGCAAAAAACGAGGAAGAGAAGAACGTTATCAAAAGGAAAAATCCATATTATAAGTCGTTATCAAAAGAAAAGTTTATGAAACGGAATGCTTTAAACAGGAACAGGAGGGGAAGAAAATGATTAGTACAGCTAAAGCAATAAAGAAAACCAGAGAAGCACAGGGAATGACACAAAAAGAACTTGCTGAAAGATGCGGTTATACAGTCACTGATATTAAAGCATATGAACTTGGGGAAAAAGAACCAAAACACATTAATCTTATGACTATAGCAGGAGCATTGGGCGTTACGATGTATGAGATGTTTGAAAGAATGGAAGAGATTGAAGAACCAGAGAATCTAAATCTTGATGTTATCAGAAACACACTAAGTGCCCGTAAATCTATTGTAAAAACTCCATTGGACCAAGTGACAGTAATGGCATTAAAAGAACTTATACAGTACAAAGAGACAGGACTAACACCTGATGAAATTAATGGGATGAAAAAAAGACACGAAAAAATTGATCTCATGGCAATTGAATATGATAATATTTGCGAGAAATACGACAAACTATACGGAAAGGAGCAAATGTGATGTATCAGAAAGAAAAAGAAACACGATTAGATATTGATGATGTCAAAAACGCACTAGAAGCTTATGAAGCTAATATTGTAACACCATTGGACCGCGTTATAGTGAAAGCATTAAAAGAGCTTATAGAGTACAAAGATATAGGACTAATACCGCAGGCAATAAAAGATATGGATAAGATGTATTTAGAAAAGTGCCAACAGGTTAACAAGCTAACGTGTACCTGTGAAATGCTAGAAAGGATGGCTAAAAAGTGAGCAATATATTATTTATAGTGATGTATGGTATTGCAGAAACATCACTGGGACTATGTGGAGCAACAACGGCTATATATTTATTAATTTTTTGTGTTGATCTGGTAGTAAATCGTACATTACAGGAATTTAAAAATGATAAAAATACACAAAAAGTTTTAAAAATTGCAATGTTATCATCTTATGTATGCGTGTTATCAACTGTATTTTGTGCGATAATTGCAGGATTTAAAGGAGTTTAAAATGAATAAGCAAGATTTATATGCATTATGTACATTAATACCGCCTATAGATGATTACAGCGGTCACAATATGTATCTATGCGGTAAATGTGACGGATTCAATGAGTGTGTACGTATGTTAAAAGACAATTTAAAGGGCATAAGCGAGGAACAGGTACATGAATAGAGATCAGTTTCAAAAATGGGTAGACGAGAACGGAACAGGGCAGAGAGAGAACAAGAGTTGTAACGGCATAGACTGGGTACTTGTTACCATGAAAGATACATGGATAGCCTTATTTGAATATGTGAACGGCTCATATATCCCTTATATCCAGTGCAAGGATAAAGAACACGCATTAAGTTATATAAATGTCTTAGAACGTCCGTCAGTGCCTTTTGACGTGATATAAAAAAGAGCCGTAGGTTAATTCCTACGGCTTATTCTATGCGTTCAAATATAATTTTTTTAATGATTCATTATCTGGATAGTCTAAATCTAACCACTTGTCAAAAGCTTCTGGATTTCTCTTTTCTAGTTCATTCATAATCCAACCACGAACCATGGATAATTCGAGGCTGATTGGTACATCTTCGGTCATGTCAAATTCTTTTATAAGTTGTTCGGTTGATAATCTGCTTAACATGGCTCTTGCGTTCTTTTCTGCGTTCTTTGTCATATTTCCCAACTTTCTACCCTCGTAACCTCCGGGGTGGGTGGTGCATGTTATGCATTGATAAGTTGCTCCCAGTTAGGGTGTTCCTTATCGAATTTTTCTAGCTCTTTTTCTCTTTCGTCATAGGCTTCGAGTTCTAAAGCTTCGATTTCTTCCAAGCTAAAACCAAGCTTAGAAAGATTATCAGCTAGTTCATCGCAAAGTGAAGAAGCTTCTAAATCTTGACGGTAAATGAAAATTTTTACCGCATTTTTATAACCTCGGATTGCTGAATTTCTAGCAACCTCTTCTTTAAAAGCTTTGTCGATTTTTCTACCTCTGTAATAATCCATAATTTTCAACCTCCTAAATTCTTTCTAAAATCTTTTTACAAGCTTCTACATATCCCTCTGGGAGTGTTTCGGTGTTCATCTTCCCACCGTTTGCTCTCCATTCGAGATATTTTTTAACTTCTTCTTTTTCTTCTTCCAGTTCGTAAATAAATTCTTCGTAGGAAACGAAGTCCTCATTTTCGACTAACTTTTCAATTTCTTTTCTTAATTCTTTCATCTTCTTTTCTTCTTTTCTCCTTTTCTTGTTTGCTTTGTTCTCTTAACTTACTTTTATTATACATAAAATCTATGCATACGTCAATAGAAAAGTGCATAAAATTTATGTATAAAATTCTTGATGTAAAATTATGAGTATGATATAATGATGTAAAAGGAGGGAAAAACGATGATAAAATACAAATTAGATGTGCAGGAAGAATTAAAGAAAAAAGGGTATACTTCTTATATAATAAGAAAAAACAAGTATTTAAGCGAGGGAACGCTTGCAAAGATAAAGCGAGGAGAACCAATAAACATGAAAAGTCTCAATGCTATTTGTTGTATGCTTAGAAAAAATGTAGATGATGTAATTGATATAGAAATAACAGACGATGAAAAAATAAAATATTTTATCTAAAAAGTGTTGACTTATGCATAGATATTATGTATAATAAAGACAGTTAAAGGAAACGGCAAAAAAGAAAAGGAGATATGAGTCATGAAAAAATTAAACGTAGAAGAAATCAAAAAAGAATTATTAAATGAGGAAATGAGCTTCACAGATTTAGATAACTTCATGATGGAATCTGGATACTACAGTGTATTCGATGATGGAGCTACAGAAAACATTAAGCAGGACAAAAATGTAGTGTATACAGCTACAGACTCTAACGAGTGCGAAGTACAGATTTTCTTTGAGATCACAACAGATAATGGAGAGGACGAAGCCGAAGAAGCTTTCTACTTAAAAGTGACAGATGTGCAGGAGTTCTAATATAAAAACAAAATGGCTAGAAATGCAGAAAAAGAAATGTTTGGAAAATTTCTGGAAGAGCATAAAGAGTATGTAAAGGATAAAAGGAGTGTTGAAAATGAAAGAATTAAAAAATAAAAAATTAGTTTTATCAGCAATCGCAAGAGAAATGAACTTCTGGTATGACGTGTCTTTGAAAACAGACAGCAAAATTACAAAAGAAGAAGCAGAAAAGAAAATTATCGGACTGCATGAAGCATACTTTGAAATTCGAGGAAGCAAGGGGCATGTTTCTTACGTTGCAGGAGTCGACGAAGAAGCAGGAGATGTTGACAGCATGTACAATCTTGTACTACAAAGGCATTAATAAAAAGAGTGTAAACAAAGGCACTTCTCACTATGGTATAATTATATTAGATAATAACCATAGTCGGGAGGTGTCTTTTTTGATTAATAACAAACTAAAGAATTGCTGTAACGATTGCGTACATTGCGAGATCGTGACAGAGACAAAGAGAAGAGCTATCCCAGAGGATAAGACGGAAGTGGTACTTGTAAATATAAAGTGTAGTCATATGTGCGTATGCTACAGATATAGAGAGGAAGTGCAGAATGGAAGATAGAAGTATATGCTGTGCTGAATGTATGCATCTACTAGGAAGTAATACAAAGAACTACTATATGTGTAACGTAGGCAAGTATGACAGAATATACAACGCATATCTATGCACCTGCGACAAATATAAAAGCAGGAATCCAAGCACAAAAGAATATAAGAGTTGTAGATCATGAAAGGAAGTGAGGCAATGGGTACAGGTGGAAGACCCCCAAAGTATAAAAGTGTTAAAACTATGCAAAAAAAGATAGATGAGTACTTTAAACTATGTGAGGGCGAAGAATTAAAAGAAGATGGTAAGATAGTAAGAAATAAAAGCGGCTATCCTATTATGATTAACAGGAAACCTCCAACAATTACCGGATTGGCTTTGCATCTTGGTTTTACATCTAGAGCGGATTTGTTGTATTACCAAAACGAAAAACAAGAGTTTCTTGACACAATCACACGGGCGAAAAGCAGAGTGGAAGAGTATGCAGAGGGCAGATTGTACGACAAAGAGGGAAGTTCTGGGGCACAATTTAACCTAAGAAACAACTTTAAGCACTGGGATGCAGACAAGAAGCAGGAAGAGAACAAAACAGAGGGAATTACAATAGTAAATAATATCCCTAGAGAGTAAAAGGAGTGGTTACATGGTTAATCTAACAGATGTAATTGCTCCATCTTTTTATAAGGTGCACTGGGATATTCAAGACGGCAAGCATACCTATTATGATTTGTACGGTGGCCGTGGTTCTTGTAAGTCCTCGTTTGTGTCTGTAGAGATTGTACTGGGTATGATGCAGGACGAAACAAACGGAGAATTTACAAATGCGGCAGTATATCGAAAGGTAAAAGATACTTGCAGATCATCAGTGTTTGAACAGATAGAATGGGCAATAGATGCGTTAGGTGTTTCTGATTTGTGGGAATCATCTGTAAGTCCTATGCAACACACATACAAGCCGACAGGACAAAAGATACTGTATAGAGGTCTTGACAAAGCGAAAAAATCAAAGTCTGTAAAAGTGTCTAAAGGATATATAAAATATTTGTGGTTCGAGGAATTAGATGAGTTTGCAGGTATTGAAGAAATTCGAACAGTGCAGCAATCTATATTGCGTGGTGGGCCTAGTTTTATTGTATTTAAGACGTTTAACCCACCGATCAGTGTAAATAATTGGGCAAATAAGTATGTAGCAGAAGCAAGAGAGGACAGCTATAGGCATAAGAGCAATTATACAACGGTTCCTGCGGAGTGGTTAGGACCTCAGTTCTATGTCGATGCAGACTACTTAAAAGAAACGAATGAACGTGCATACAAGCATGAGTATTTGGGAATCCCTGTAGGATTGGGAACAAATATCTTCGAGCTTCTGGAAATCCGCACGATCACGGACGAAGAGATAGCAAGACAGGAAAAAATATACCAAGGGCAGGACTGGGGATACTATCCAGACCCGAAAGCTTTTGTCAGATGTGCATATATGCCTGCATCACAAAAAATCTTGTGCATAGATGAGTTAGGCGGTCAAAAGATACGCAATACCGCAATGTCACAGATGATTATAGACAGGGGATACAACGATTATAGTATTAGCTGTGGAGCTGATGAGATAGAAAGCATCTTAGACTTTAGAGATGCAGGACTTGTGGCGAACAAAACGAATGTATATCCGGGTAGCCGCAAGTATAGTTATGAATGGCTACAGTGCAGGACCTTAGTCATAGACCCTGCGAGAACTCCACGATTATATGAAGAGGTAATAAGCTACGAGCGTGAGGTGGACGCAAACGGAGAAATCAAGGCAGATTATCCAGACGGCAACGACCATTGGATAGATGCATTAAGGTATGCGACAAGTCCAATGAGCATGAGACGTGGCGAGAGTGCATAAAGGAGATAGAAACAATAATGATAAATCTAAAAGATGTAAGATGCATAAAAATCGGGAATGTACTGTTACATGTAGATAACATTACAGAGGTAGCATGGCACAACGGAATTGTAGAGATAAACGTAAACAGTGATCTAATGCAAGCAGACATAAAAACAGGTATAAAAAACGTCGAGCTTGTGACGGTGGAATAATGGGTATATTTAGCAGAATGAAAGAGATATTAAGTAACCTTTTTAGACAAAAGGCAAGAGACGAATTTAAGATTGATACTGTTACTAGTCCAGAGATGCAGAGAATCATAGAAAAATGTGGATATATCTACAGAGGTAGTCCGTACTGGTTGGATAAAGATGAACATATCAAGACTATCAATTTTGCAAAGGCTGTATGCAGTGAGACGGCACGACTTGTTACACTTGCTATAGGCATAGAGATAACAGGCAGTGCAAGAGCGGACTGGTTGCAGGAGCAGATTGACAAAGAACTGGGGCAGGTACGGCATCATACAGAGTTTGGGTGTGCATACGGTACAGTTGTGTTAAAGCCTAACGGTGCAAGTGTGGACTTGATTACACCAGAGAACTTTATTATTACGGACGAAAGTAACGGAGAGATTCAAGGGATTGTATTTGTGCATAGAGAAATTTCCAGTGATGGCAAGACGTATTATACAAAACTTGAATATCACAGATATATTGAGGATGTTTATCAAATTACTAACCGCTGTTACGCATCTAAGGATGCAAACGATACAGGAAAACTCGTTGACATAGACGAGACACCGTGGCGTGGAGAACTAGAAGATGTAGGACTTGCAAATCTAAACGGACAACGTCTGTATGCAGTTCTTAGGACACCGCAGGCGAACAATGTAGACTTGCATTGTAGTTTAGGACTGCCAATTTTCTACGATGCGATAGAAGAACTTAAAGACTTAGATGTTGCATACAGCAGAAATACAACAGAGATATTCGATAGCCGAAGAATGGTATTGATTGACAGTGACAGATTGATGGAAAGCGGTACAACCGTCAAGAATATGCAGGCAGGTATTGAAAGAAACAAAGAACGTCTAAAACTGCCAGAGTATGTTAAGAATGTAAATGGTACTGGGTTAGATGGATTCTATCAAGAGGTAAACCCATCATTAAACACAGATACACGACTGACAGGAATCAATGCCCTGCTGTCACAGATCGGCTATAAATGCGGATTCTCTAACGGATACTTTGTGTTTAACGAAACAACAGGCATCCAGACAGCAACAGGTGTAGAGGCAGAACAGCAAAGGACCATACAGTTTATCAAGGATGTGAGAGACAAACTACAAGTCTGCATGGATGATTTGATAGCTGCACTTAATATTTTCGCCGACCTGTACCAATTAGCACCAAGCGGACCTTATGAGACAGTGTATGATTTTGGAGACATTACATATAACGAAGATGAAGATAGAGCGAGATGGTACAGCTATGTTACTTCAAACAAGATTCCATTCTGGTACTATCTAGTTAAATTTGAGGGATTCAGTGAAGAAGAAGCAAAAGCACTTGAAGAAGAAGCACAACCGAAAGAGCCAGACTTATTCGGTGCAAGCGGAGAGGAGTGAAAGCATGGGAAAGTACAGGATTGAAAAATACCTTGAATACCTTAATGGCGAAGATGTAAAACTGCCCGAACCATTTACAAAACAAGAAAAGCTGTTGTATAACATCTGCAAAAAGGGAGTTACGGGCAGTACAGAAACAGACAAAACATTAACGCAAGAGGGCAAGCCTGCGGATGCGGCAGCAGTTGGGAAGATGCTAGATGCGGCACTAATGGTAAAAGACCCCGAAGAATAGGCGGTGGATTATGCTAACGCCAGATTACTTATGGTATGTGCCAGAGAAAGCAGAGAAGCAGGCGGAAGAACTGCATAATAAGATTGTATCCGTCATTATCGAACGAATGATGATAAGGCTAGGACGTGGGGAAGATTACCTTTTCACACCTGTTGACAAGTGGCAAATGGATGTATTGCAGGATGCAGGGTATATCTTGCAAGCGGTACAGGCAGAGATAGCACAAACGACAAAGATAAGTATTGCAGAGATTGCACGCACTATGAAAGAAGCAGGAATCAAGGCTCTTGAATGGGATGATACAATCTACAAGAAAGCAGGTCTTGAACCAACACCACTCGGGGAAAGTCCTTATCTACAGAGACTGTTGCAAAGGAATTATGAAAAGACCAAGGGAGAGATGTATAACTTTACTGGCACGATGCCGAACGCCTGTCATGATAATTACATTAAGGCAGTGGATAAAGCATATACACAGACTGCAAGCGGTACGACAGGGTACACACAAGCGGTTAAAGAAGCTGTAAACGACATAATAAACAGCGGTGCAGACGTAACCTACCCTAGCGGACACAGAGACAGCATAGAAACAGCAACTACAAGAGCGGTTCGCACTGGTGTAAGTCAGATGGCAGGAGAGATCACGGATGCACGCATGGACGAGATGAACTGGGATATAATTCTCAC